CTTGATGAATATATGGCGAATCTATTGCAACGTAATGCTTTTCGTTCGGTATATATTGCCCGTGTGTTTCACGTATAAATATCTTCACATCGTGTTCTGTACCATTTGCAATTGCTTGTTGTAATTCAGTCATTTTCCACTGTGGAACGTATGCCCAACAATGATATAAAACTCTTTTACGTTTTACACCTGCTTCTGGCCCTTCATTCTCTTGATACTCATAAAAATGAACACGCGTATTTAACTTTTTAGTTGTAATGAATGGTTTTTTAAATTTACTTTTCATTTACATCACGCTCTCTTAATGTCAAAAAGCCAAAGTGTAACAAATCATCTTGATAATTATCGTTAAAAAACTCTAATAAATCTTCATAATCATATCGAGCGCGTGCAAAAACTAAGTTTTTACCATTCAAATTACTATTAATATCAAATACGCCAAAACGTGTTTCTAAGTTCTCGTAAGACATATTTAAAACACGTAATAAATGTTCATCTTCTGTATCATGAGAAATCTTAGTGTATTCTTTAAATTCATCTAAAATTTCATCCGATATCTTAACGCTTGGCATTAGTATCAACTACTTTCTTAGGCTTGTGCTGCACCGTCTGTAGTTCCACCAGCAGGAGTTGAAGTACGAACTGCAGTAGATAATTCTAAATCATATACGCGTGATGCATTATTGTCAGCTGGTTGACCATAAGCAAAAGTTTTAGCAGTGTATAAAATACAATCTTCTAAAGCTAAAGTTTGGTCGAATTTTTTAACTGTTAATCCGCCACCACGTACTGCATCATAACGATCAGTTACAAAAGCAACTAATTTATTTGTTGGAACAAATTCAGATGATACGATTTGTACGTTATAAGGTAATACAGTTACAAAACCACCGTTAGCAGTTAAATAAGTGTAACGTGCTTGTACATCCCATGAGTCTTGTGGATTAACTACTAATACAACTTTACCGTCAATGTTTACCTCTTTACCGTTTTCTTTAACAGATAAGCCTTTTAATACATCTTTTAATTCATTCACAGTTGTATCTGCATCAGCAAAAGTTAAAGTCCCAGAAGAAGTTTTATCAACTACACCGCCGTTTTCTTGAATATCTTTCATTAAACCTACTGGTTGGTCTTTAGATGCACCTTCACCAGTTAAGAAAGCAGCTTCTAAAGCAACTGAAATAGCTTCTTCAATTTGAGTACGAACAAAACGTTCTACCCAGTTAGGTCCAAACATTTTTAAATCATCAGGGATAACTACGAAACAAGTTAATTTAGATTGTTTGAATTCTTCTTCATCAAACGCTGCATCTAATTGACCTTTAATTTCACCAAAGATTTTACCCCAAACAGCTTGGCCTGTTGGTTCTGCTTTAATAATACGTGTTACTAAACCTGCATTTTGAATGTTGATTTTTGAAAGTAATGGATGTTCTGATTGTAAATCATCAAACACACGTTCAATGACTGTTTCAGGTAATAATTTTTCTTCTTTATATCCTACTTCTGTATTGATTTCATTAAAGAATTTACGTTCTTCTGAAGTTAATGGATCTTGTGAGCGTTTTGCTAAGATACCGTTGTCTACTACACGATTATTCACTTCAGCTGAAATTTCTTCTTGTAAATCGTTTGATAATGCATCAAACATTTCTCCGAATGCTTTTGATTGTTCTTCATCACTTGCACCATTGCGAACTAATTCAGCAAAATGCGCTTTATGGTCTTGATAGTTCTTTAATTTTCCTCCGACTTTAATAGCCATAATATTCCTCCTTAAATTTATGCATAAAAAATAGCCATTAACATCAATTGTTAATAGCTACTTAAAATGCAAATCTTGAAAATTTATTTTCTTTTGGCGGTGGATTAGTACCCCCGCTTTGACTTTCGCCTTCGTCGTCTTTTTCTAATTTATCAAGGCGTGATTCAATGTTTTTAATTTTGTTTTCTAAATCTGCAATGCGTTGTTCGTTTGAATCATCACTTGAAGGCTCATCAGGTGTTTCTTCTTCTGCTTCATCAATCATTGCATTGATAATTTTTTGTTGCTCTTTAAGTCTTGCGATATACTTAGAATCTTTCAAATTACTTACACCTTCTTTCTGCTTCTCAACAGATTTACGAGATGATTTCTCATCTGCAAAACCTTTATTGATTGCTTCATCTGCAGTTAACCATGTTTCATTAGTGATTAGATTAACAATCTCATCACGATCTAAACCTGTTCTATCGTGATATATATCAACAATAGATGTATCAATTGCAGTTAAAGCATTCAATGTTTTCTGAATGTCTGATTTATTACCAAAAGCCATTGTAGAAGCTTCATGTACCATCATATTTGCACCTGTTCGGATAATAATCTTATCTCCTGCCATTGCAACTAATGATGCAGCACTTGCAGCTAATGCAGTGACTTCAATTGTGATGTGATTGGATAAGGACTTTAAGTAATTATAAATTTCTATCCCTTCAAACACATCACCACCGCCAGAATTTAAACGAATAACAATATCTTCTTTAACATTATCAAGTGAATCTTTCACAGCTTTAGCGCTGATAGTGTCGTCAAGAAAAGATAAGTTAGCAATAGTACCTGACAACGTTAAAATGTGTTTGTTATTCTTAGTTTCGTTTCTAAAAACTGGCGTGACATTTCTTACAATCGGATTACTCATTATTAGTCTCACCCCCTTCTGTTGATGAAACTGATTCGTAATTTTTAGTTAATACGTATTCATCTAGGTGTTCATCATCTCCTGGTTCATCGCCAAGCATGACACGAATTTGATTGCCAGTATAAGTGCCAGAAGAACGTAGCTTATCAATGGCTTCTGCTAATTCAATTGGATTTTTCTTATCTATACCGACAATTTCGATACGTTTGTTATCTTTTAAGTATTCATCTTTAAAGAATAATTTAGCGTTTAACTCACGTTCTAATTTCTTAGTTAACGGTTTAAAACAAAATTGATTTGTTGCTTCAATCGCTTTTTCTAAGTCTGCGTTTTCTCCTAATATAAGAGAAGGTGCTACACCTATGATACGTGCAATATAAATAAGAATATCCTCAATTGCTTGTCTTAACTCTTTGAAATCAGAGCCGTTCGCACTAGAGTTATTTGTTGAATGTTCTTCGTACTCTAAACCTTTAGTTAAAGGTACAACTGCAACTTGATTTTTCTCAAAAGTATTAAAAATCATATCAATATAATCTTGAATACCTTTCGTATTTAGTTGTGTTGATCCAACGTTTAGAATACCTCGTATTTGATTTTTCTTGAGTTGCATATTCAACATACGACCGAATACTTCGCCATAATCTTCAAATAGTCCTAATGAAAATTTATCTAACTTTTCATTGGCATATTCTAAATAAATAACATCATCCATTGAAAAGTAACGATTATATTTATAATCATTAACCATAACTGAATTAAAACGATGTGGTAATAGTCCTAATTCTGTTTCATGTTCGAAGTCATCTGCCACATATAAATAATCATCATCTGATTTAATGATTAAAGCTTCGTTATCGACAAGAAGTTTATAAATAAATTTTTGCCAAAACTGTGTAGCATTTTGATTAGGATTAGGTCGAACATTTAATAAATAGTACATATCATCTTTAGTGACATGATCACTTTCTTTCACTCTAAATTCAGACTGAGCGATTGTCCTTGCTACATACTCAACTACCACATTTAAAGCCATTCTTTTAATATAAGCTTTTGAACTTGTTTCTTGTAAAAGTTCTAAGTCATACATCCATGAAATCTCTTTATTTTTTTGAAATATCTTATCAAATAGCCCCATAACTTACTCCCTCCTTCCTTTAAAATCTCAAGCCCCTTAACAGATTGATTTCTTCTTCTAAATTAGAATCTTTTAAATCATCTGCTCTATACAATGCATGTATAAGGGCTTGGAAACCGTCAGTTTTACGTCTTATCGGCTCTTTCTTTTCATACTCTTTATTACCGTCCTTACGTATCTTAACGGCTACATTTTGCGTATACCAACGCATCAGAGGGTTATCACCAAAGATAAGATGATGTTGCGCGAACATATCTTCAACTCTTGGTGCAAGTAAGGACTGAATTGCACGAGTGTTTTTTATTACTTCATATTCGATACCTGCATCTTCAAATAATGGTCTAAGTAAATCCATTCGGAAGTTATCAGCTACAACTTTTTGTAATCCATAATTCTTTTGTGCTTCAATAAACCAATCGATGATATGTTTAGGGTTTATCGTTGGCTCATCTACAATAGTAAGCAGTCCTTTTTTCTCCCATTCGTGAATAGGTGGCTTTAATTTGTATTTATCAAGAAATTCTTTTCTGGCGAATGAATGAGTTTTCCAAATATAATCATCACCCGATCTAAACAGTAAACCAACTGCTGCAAAGTCTTTTAAACTTGCATAGTCAAGTCCACCAATACATTCATTATTTTCAAGTGGAGGTATAGGTCGATTAGTTGCCATAATATCATCCCAAGGTGCTACAACACTTTGTGTATCTGTTTCAGGCATGTTCATTCGTTTAGTCATAAATTCTGGTCGGTTAGATGGATTAAATTGAAGTCCTAAATACTGTTGGTGTACTTCTTTAAATAATTGAGCGCCATATTCACTTTTAGGGTTTTCAAACATTGGATTTGCCTTTTCCCATACTTCAGGTTTATCGACTTCTTTTTTGTTATCAATTTTACAGATGAAAGGGAATAATCTATCTTCAGGATTTATTCCTTTTAATACATTTTCAGCTCTATCTTTTAATCTATCCAAGAAACCTTCTCTTACATATCCGTCAGTGCCAATATAAAAAGTACGTGGATGTGCAACTTTACCTAGTCCACTTCGTTTGATGTTAATAATTGTATCTTTTTCATAAGCGTGTACTTCATCAAAGAAGATACAACCTTCACGAGCGCCATCTTTTGTTTTCTCATTAGAAGTATCGAATAAGAATTGTGACTTGGTGCTTGTTCCTTCCACATACACCTTACTTAAATAAAAAGGGTTGTTAGGTTGCTCGCCTGTGATATATAAGTTGTTACTTTCTATCATTTCATATATTTCTCTAAAGCTTACTAGCGCTTGTTTCTCGCTATTAGCTACTACTGACATATTGTATTTAGGAATACCATGTAATGGTGTCATAAAGAACGCTGCTAACGTACTGATATAACCATTCTTGCCACCACCACGAGCCATTGAAATAAAGAATTCTGAGAAATAAGGCGTTTTAGTATCTTTTTCATATAAGAAAACAAAACATGAAATAAACTTTTGGAAGTCTTGTAGTTTGAAAAACCATTTCTCACTAAACTTGATGTAGTCTTCTATTTTTTGATTATCAAAATAAAGGTCATCGCGTTGCAAGATATTATCTTCAAGAAAAGAAACAAGGTCGGCACGTTCATCATTAAAAATTGCGTTACCTGATTTATATTTTTCTATATAATCTGTAACATACTTAGGTATCTTCATGTTAAATCAGGTCCTTTCGCTTGTTCTTGTCTGCGTCTTTCTTCGGCTTTTCTTTCTAAGTGGAATGATTTCTCAAGTGCTAGCAACGATCCATTTACTTTATTCTTTTCTGCGATAGCTGGATTTTGTTTCACATACTCTTGTGAAGCGTTTTTCACTACTATGATTGGTCCAGTTTCTTGGATGTAGTAGTCTAATGCATAAAACATCTTGAGCAAATTAACATATCGTTCAACTTTTTCTATTTCAATGTCATTTTCTTCGTCTATTTGCTCCATTAAGTACGCTTTAGAAGCATCAATTTGCTTGATTTGGTTAGGTGTTAATTTATCTTCAAGGTACTCCCCTTTTTTCAAACCCCCTCCCCCCTTTACAT